CGGCAGCAACTTCAGCTTGCGCTCAATCTCGGCAAGCCCCTTCACGTCAACGTCAAATTGCATAGTAATCCGCAGCCTCACCGATCCATTCGCGCAGCTTCTTGCCCGCAGGGTCAGGACGCCAGCCGCGTCCAGGCCGGTGCCCGACCCCGATCCCTTTCATCCCCGGAAGGCCTTTCAGGCCGATCACGGTCTCATCTTCGTGCAGACCATCAGGGCCGACGCGCTGCCAGAACAGCCGGTCAACGTGATATATGCCAAGGTCAATCGCCTCTCGCGCCGCATCGGCCAGCATCGGCAGGCACTCGCGCCGGAACGCGGTATTGCACAGCGCGGCGCAACTGTTCCGAATGCGGCGCCACTTCCTGAACTTCAGGTTGTAGTAGTTCAGCCACACACAGCCGGTCGCTTTGTGCCGCTCCAAGTGGCGCAGGCACGTTTCCAGATGCTGCGGCTTGTAAGCGTCGTCATCCTCCATGATGACCACGTAATCCCCCGTCACGTGCGGGATCGCGGCGAGAATGTTCATCGCCAATGATGCTCCGCCGGTCTCCCTCCGCTCCCGCCGGATGTGTAGCTGCCCCATCGTCAACGGTGCAGGGGTCACCCCGTCATCCGCGACAATCCACTGATCCGGCTGGATCGTCTGTCCAGCCATCCATCGCTCCGCGTGCGGCCATGCTGCCGGCCTGTCTGCAGTCGGAGTGATTACCGATAGTGTTGCTTGACCCACGGCCACCTCAGAGTCCAGGGGGCCGTGCCGCCCGTGGTGAATACGATCCTCGCGCCGGCAGGCAGAGAGCGACGGTTCCTCATCGCCCCGTAGTAGTGGACGCCATCCCGCTCAGTCCACACCGACTCGCCCCATCCCAGCTTGTAGCTGATCCACGCCTGATCGCTTCCGCGATACCCCGCAGCCTGCGTTTCTGCGGGCGATTTCGCGGGGTCAAAATCATTCCAGACCTGAGGCCGAGATCCAGTGTCCATCATCATCATGGCCCCGTTGTAGGGCCACTCGTTCGATGGAGACTTCCAGAAAACCGCCTGCTCGGGCCTGTCAAAGATCGGCGCAAGGTCGCCGCAGATCACGCAATCCAAGTCCAGCATCACGAAGCGCGGACCGATCACCTCAGCCATCGCAGGATCAAACAGCTTCAGCCGCCTATAGCAGCTCGGCCGCCCGCCGCCGGTAGGATTCGGAACGCTGGCGTAGTCGTCCCACAGTGGGACAACCTCGATTCCACCATCCAGCCCCTCAGGATCATCCGTGATGCAAATGAAGCGGTGCGGCGACTTGTAGTGCCTCCGCACCATCCGGCGCAGCGTGTTCACATGCGCCGCCGTGAACTTCGCCCGATACCCCGGCGTGTGCCACTTGAACGTCACTACAGAAATCATCCAGCCTCGCCTCTGGAAAGCACTTCAGGGCGCTCCCCGCCGTGCAGTTGAAAACCTCAATGCCCCGGTTGCGCGCTGCCCACCTGTCGTACTGCGCCAAGTGCATCCGCCGCCGTTGGTCGGTCGTGTTGCTCAGACCGTTGGTGTACGGGCCGAAGAAATGCGTTCCGTGCATGTCGAAGCCCAGCAGCAGAATCCGGCTGGCCCCTTTGGACCGGGCCACCTCTAGTCCAAGCACGCCGCTGTTGACGGATACGTAGCCCGCCACCTTGACGCGCTCGACACCGCGCACCTCGTGCATCGTGTAGCGGTCGCAGGGCAGTCGCAGCGCCTCCGGGTACTTGCGCCACCACGCCGAATCGGTAGCGGCGATAAAGGCCGGCGACTCGACTAGCTGGAATGCGTTGCCGATGGCCCCGATTGGGATTCCGGCAGCCGCCACGCGCGCAGCGTCATCGGCCGAAGCGGATGGACCCGGCGCGATCAGGCACCACGTTGTCATTGATCCAGCCTAACCCCTTCACCCGTCATCAGGGTCAGATGTTCCTTCCCCGACTCCGCATCCGGCAGAACCGCATGGATCGCGTAATACTTGCCGCGATAGACGACGCGCATGGAGGCGTCCACGTCATCGCGATACCGGATCACGATCCGCCCGCGCACCTCGGACTGCTCCGCACCGGCAGCCATGAATTCGCGGCCAGACATCGGCACGATCTCGGCCCACGGCTGGGCAATCGTCACCCACGAATCCACCATCTCGCCCGTGTCGGGGTCTTGCGATACCTGCTTGGCTTGCAACTGCACCTTGTGGCGCAGGTTGCCGGACGCTACGGCAGGCATGGTCAGGCCACCGTCGGCTTGCGCAGCGGGGTCAGGAGCGCCGTTGCGCCCTTGCCCAGCGTGTAGCCCCAGCCGTTCGCCGCAGGCTCGTCCGTCGCGCCACCCTCGCCGCCACGGAACCGATATTGGCGCTCCAGCTCGACAAGGCACGCGGCCTTGACCGCCCAGCGCACAACCGGCTCACCATCCGAATCCAGCATCACCACGGGGCGACCGTCAGAATCCAACACAGGCTCGCCATCGCTATCGACCTCCACCTGGTACGGGCGCCAGTCGTCTTTCAGCCACAGCCGCACGGCCTCAGAGACTGCCGGGATGAACACGTCAAGCCAACCGTCATCGGCGCTGCCGTCGCTGTCGTAGTCCAGCCGCAGGTGCTCGTAGGCGTCCTGCTTGGTGATCAGTTCCATCCGTTACCTCGCGTCGTCTCACGACGATGCAAAAGAAAAACCCGCATGGTGGCGGGTTGTGTTAGGGGCGATGCGGCATCCGGTGCATGGCCTTTCGGCAGCGGAACAGTGGCCGCATCGCGTAAAAGGTGGGGAGGCATCACTCATCTGTCCTTTCGGAAACTTGATCATGGCCTCCCCGTAAACTCAGCCGCACACCCTCCACGCCTTCCAAAGGTCGCGCATCAGCTTCTTTTCCATGTACCTCATCGCCCGGTTGTGGGCATGGCCCTTCGTCTCGACGCGGCCCATTTCGTATTCCTTGCGGGCATCGTACAGCTTCCGGTACTCGCCAGCCTCGACCTTGACCTCGCCGGTCTCCTTGTCCACCCGAGGCGACTGCGCTTTGAACACGCACTGGCCGATGTTCCACACCACGGAACGGCGTGACGGCGAGTAGCCATGCACCAGCGCGTCAGCACCAGGGACCAGGCGCTGCCTGCCGCCGTCGATCACCGCCAGCCCCAGCCGCTTCCACAGGTGCGAGTGCGTCGGGTAGTTCGACAGGTCGCCCGCCTCGCCGATCACGGCGGCCAGCGATCCAATGCCGAAGCCCTTGATGCCCTCCACCCACTTCGCGACCGGCAGGGTCTTGGCAACCTTCTCCATGTCCTTTTCGACCTGCTTCCTGTTGCCTTCCAGAATCGAACGTGCCTGAATGAACGGCTCCGTCCATTCCCTCGCCATCATCGCCTGCGCGTCCTCCGCGTCCTTCAGCATGGCCGCATACAGCTTGTCGGCCTCGTCCTTGTCGCCCGCGCACAGCCTCCGGCAGATGGCCTTGATCTGCAAAGTCAGCGACTTCTCGCTGCGGTGGAAGTCCTGCCGCTTGCGGTGAAGCTCGCGCAGGGTGGCGATGGTGTGCGAGAGGTCGGCACGTTCGGTTTGGCCTTTCGGCACCGAATCACCGGCCGACTCACTCGCAGCAGGTTGCTGCGCGGCATCTCCGTTCTGGCCTTTCGGCAACGAGACATTGGCCGCAACAGCAATAGGTGCGGGGGAAGGCAGTCCGGCCACGGCCCCATTAGGCAAGTCCCGAGTGGCCTTCCCTCGCTTTGAAGGTGAAGAAGCGGGCAGCGAATCTCTGGCCTTTTCGGGCACACGTTCAATGGCTCGCTTCTTCGACTTGGCGGCGACGCGGACACCGGACTCATGGCCTTTCGGCACCAGAGCATTGGCCATTGTCGCCTTTGACTCTTTCAGGACGGCGCTCATGCGACCGCCTCCTGGATCTCGGCCAGTTCCTCGGCGGTGAACTTCTCGCCCACCACCTTGTTCCCGACCTTCGCAGCGACAGCGCGCAACCACCGCGCCTTGTGCTGCATGTTGTTCGCCTGCGATTCGTACCAGTCCGCGCCTGCGACAAGATCATCCTTGCCCGCCTCGCGCAACGGCAGCAGGTTGTGCGGAAGCCGGAAGTCCAGCAGCGTCAGCGACGCGCTGACCAGCCTGTCTCCGTTCCCTCCCTTCGTGTAGTTCGGGGCCGTCCAGATGGTGCGACGCTCATCCCGCACCACCTCGCGCAAGACGTCATAGCAGGCCTTGCGAACCAGCGGGTCCATCAACGCGTAGAACAGGTCGCGCTCAGCACGGACCCGCTTTTC